GAAACTCCCTAAAGATCCAGAGCCTAAAATCGTTTCTCAAATCCTCGCTAACAGCCTCAGCCCTTCCGCTGATGTACATGTCGGCAAGCATTGAACAATCAAATGGGCAAGAATGGAGAACCCTAGGGTTGATCCTTGCATCATCAACTGAGGCATAAGCCCGCGTGAAATGTTTGCGGTCGTTCTTTGTGGCGTGGGCCATTGCTCAAAAAGTATTTAGCCTCTCTCAGTGAGAGGCAATAGCTGGGCCAGGGATTAAACCTGGCCACCCGTCTTAACGGATCAGCATAGTTGCAACCGTACAAACGACAATCCAGACAAGAATTGATCGCTCACTCTTTAGGCGGGCGATTGTTTCCTGTTGGCTGTCAATTGCTTCACAGGCATGAGAGAGGATCTCATCCTTTGTGTTGCGGCTGGTGATCGTTTCCATTTGTGGAAGTGAGCCTAACGCAGTGTTAGGCAATAACTGGGCTAGGGATTGCACCTAGCCGCCCGCTTTGACGGATCAGTTGAAAGTCAAGGGATAGTTGTCCATATCAGGGCAGCGACTGCCTAAGAACCAATTGGCCCTATTCAGTACAGCATTAACCACAGAATCGCGGCATGCGCCTAATGGCATCGTGACCCAGGCAACTTGACGCCCCCTATAGGAAACCGTCACCAGGTCACATCGCTCACCAGGCGCAGTGCTATCTACAGTCGCTGCTAGTGCTAGGCGGTCTCCAAAATCCCCATAACGTGTGACCGAGAGAGACACAGACGACATGACGCTAATTAGCCCATCTCAGCGATGGGCAATTGGGCCCGCCACGACTTGACGTGACTGACTGGCTGGCCAGTGGACCCGATTAACAGGGCTGAGCCCGCGAGCCCGCGACCGTACACGTAGGCACAGCCCGGCCCGCGAGCCCGCCCGAGCTCGCAGCTTTCATTTATTCAGTTTTCTAGGTTCATTACCAATATGGCCCTTCGTTGGCATTGGTGCAAGTGAGAACCGCCTAGCCGGTTGAGATAGTGTCACAACCCCAGTCGTTGCAAGGGTTCTGGGGCGGAAACACATGTTCATAAACTGTTACAAATGGGATGGGTGCTGCTTGATTGAGTAGTAATACGTAGGCCTACGTAGTGTTACTTAGGCCGGTACAGATCATTTCATATTTACATTTCCTTTACATTATGATATAATGCTACTGTTATATCTCTCCCTACCGGGCTCGCTTACCCATACCTGGCACTCATCAGATACATCAACTAATGAAAGCCCAAGCTGGCACTGGGCTAGCAGGAGTTGGCATACCTAACCCTGGCAGGATTGGACCCTAGGTAGGCTATTCCGACCCCCTGTGGGGGGTTTTAGCAGACGACACATGTTCGTATACACTTCCCATTTTTCCGTCATTTTACTCCGACTAGCCCCGAGGAACCCGCATCGACGGGTCCAGGATCCACTCCTCCTCCAAAGCATAAGCAACCCTTCTTAGCTTCTCCTTCTGCTCATCAGTGATCTTGCAGTAGGGGTCCTTCAGTATCTCCGCAATCTTCTCCAGACGATGGCAGACATAGAGATAGGCATGTTCAATCGGTGTCATCAGCTTGATACCAAGGCGCAGTAATCCGTAGCTCAGGCAATCCCTCTACTTGAGAAGGCTTCTCAGTAATGATCGGTTTATTAGGCTCGCTTATACCCCACTCCTTATGTAGCTCTTGGATCTGACTATCCACGTCATCCATCGTCTGGGCGGTCTTATTCTCCACCCAATACGGACGACAGTAGTCCATCATCAAGACAACAGCAGGCATAGACGCAAAGGACGGGTGATGTTCCCGTAGCCATAGCCCTATCTCATAACAGCAGACATAGAGGAGGTTAGACACAGCAGGTCTCTAAGGATCATAGGCGGATACGTCATAGACGGTTATAGCTCTCTCATACTCCTAGGCGGATACGTCATAAGGGGTATACACTAAGTAATAACATCAACACTACTACCCGTATAACGTGATTAGAGTGATGATACTCATATGTCTAATAGTGTTAATACTACACGTATAACGTGTTTAGACGGTATGATTCTCATAAGGTCTAAACGTGTTATTACCTGTATAAGGTATATGGTCTGATTAGCAGTAGGAAATGTTTAGGGGGTTCAAAACTACCCCCCCTTACCCCCCCCACGACCTAGTGGTCTATGGGGAGGTTGGGGGGATATGGGCCTGATTGAGCTAGTGAGGTATCTGTTGCCGTCATTCAGGAACTACCAAAACCTGATGAGGGCGGGGAAGGAGGAACCCAAGCGGTGTTCCCCCTTGTTATTGGTCACCCTAACGCTAGCCCGCTTGAATCCAGTCATACCAACGCCTTCTAGCCAGCTTGAGTCCAGTCATAGACCCCTTTCCTGGGTGGTCTTTGCTTGAGCTCCAGGAAGCCCATCCCAAGGGCAAGGGCGTCTACAGCCCGCTGGGGTTCATTGATGAACATCTCCTGCATGGCCTCCCATTCGTCGTTACGTCGTTGGGCCTGTTGCTTAGCGGCTGACAGGGCAAGGGCATCAGTAAACCACTGGATGCCTTGGGCCAGGGCGTCAATACGGTCATCGTGTTTAACGGCCCCCTTCTCCCGACACATGCGGGAGAGCTGGTAACCAAACATGTATTCCAGGCGCTTCTCAGGAGCTACGTCTGGATTGGATCTGTAGTCCCACTCGATGATCTTGGGGTCGATGATCAGGCGGTGCTGGTTGAGGACGGGTTCAAGGGTATCAATGATCCGCTCCTCCTTACGGACCGTAGCCCTGACCTCTTCAACGTGCATGTTGACCTGCTGCTGGTGGAGGTGCTTCTTGAGGAGCTCACAGACCATGCCGTCTCCGAAGTTGGATTCAACGAGCATGGTTCCGGCCTTATAGCGTTTGGCTAGGGCAACCACAGCCCTCAGGGTCTCATCGGAGTAGCCGTCCCTAAAGGCGACCATATCCCTCACGAAGATGTAGCCATTGGCCTGGGAGAGGACCACAGCAACCGTCTCGTCTAGGCCCCGGCCAGAGGGGTCCAGGGAGACGATGGTTTCGCTGTAGTCACAGCAGGCGGCATCAATGAACATGGGGCTATACCACCTGTCTCCAGGCAGCCCCACAGCGGGGAGGTCTTTTAGGACGTAGCGGGGATCTGAGGACCACGTATAGCGCTCAGCACACTCATTACCGAGGGGGGTAACGATGAAGTCAGCAAAGCGGAGGGGGAACTTCTCAGCGTCACTGAGGGTGGTATTCAGTTGGAACTGGAGCTGGAAGTTAGAGCGGCCCATCGAGGCCTCCCGTTCCATCAGCTCAATGTCAGAGAAGCGGGTGTCGGTGGGGTCTCCAGGCTTTGCTCCATTGGCAAGGTCCTCCTCAAGCTGGGGGGCAAGGAGGCCTTCATAGAGCTCAGGCCTTTCTGGGTAGCGGGAGGGCCACACAAAGGGCCTGTAGCCACGCTCAGCGAGCTTCCTATAGACCGTGAAGGTGGTCTGAGGAGTGCCGAGGAAGAGGATGCGGGAGGTGGGCCTTGGCATGAGGATGGCCTCAGCCTCAGACACCAGTTGGAGGAGCTTCTCCCTCAGCATGTCTGTTGCGGAGTTACCAGGGACCTCTACGTCGTCAAACAGGAGGATGTCTGCTCGGGAACCCGTCATGTTCCCTGTGATGCCCACAGACTTTACGGAGGGGGCCTGGGTGGGCTTACAGCCACCGATGTCGAAGGAGATGCGGGACCAGCGGAACTCATCCCCGTTAGGCCGCATGTGGCTGAGCCAGGGGATGGACAGGATGAGCTTCTGGATGAAGATGGAGTTGTTGTCTGCCCGTTCCTTGGAGGCAGAGATACACATGATCTTCTTGTCTTTGTCTCGGTAGAGCTCCCAGAGGACATAGGCAGCAGTCACGTAAGACTTTCCGATGCCTCGGAAGGCCTGGACCTGTAGACGCTTAGGGCCGTGCTGTAGGTAGTCGGCAATGGCGTATTGTGCCCGTGTGGGGGAGGGAAGACCAAGCTCATGCCAGATGGCTGCGAGGAAGGTCTTGAACTCGGATTTAAGGCGATTTTCCAGTAGGCCGCTCTGTGCCTCTTGGCGGCGCTTCAGAGTCATATTTTGTTCTCGGACACACAAAATAAGGGCAAAGCCCGTTGTGGGGGCTTGTGGAGCAGTTTCCTGGCGTTTCTGATTAGCTTGACCACCCCATACTGCAGAAAGGTGGTGAAAAAGCCCCATCGCTACGAATGCGTGGGGCCTCTCAGAAAGAGTGAATTGAATGTGATCAGTCGAACGGATTGATCAGATCCACAGCCCCCTTTATCCCTTGCTGAAGCATCTGGACGGGGTTGGGTCTGTTATCGACGTTCATCTGCCTTGCCTCCTGGACCTTCATGGTCTTAGGGGGTTCGGGCTGGTAGTAGTGGTTGAAGACTTCCTGGGCAGCCTGCTGGCGGCGGTCGGTATGGGGAACACCTGGGCGGAAGTAGCCCTTTCCCTCGGCAGCGGAGCCGGTGTAGTAGCGAGCGAAGTCCTGAGGGGTTCCCTTCTTTGGGGCCGTCTCAAACACCCGCGTCCAACC